CACGCAGGCACAGCGCCACGGAAGTACACCGACCGCTGCACGATAGTCCGTCGCGTATCAGCGAAGTCAGGACTTGACACGACCTTTGCGCGCAGCGTGCTGGCGTCAGACGTACCCTGCAAGATCAGGCCGTCCAGTGCGTCGGAAAAGGAAACGGCAGGCGCTACACAGGGCAGCACGGCGTTTACGGTGCTGATGCCTGCATGGTCTGGCGATAGTCCGCTGGAACTGGATTCTAAATGTCTCTTGGAAATTGCCGCACGCGGCAGGGTGGAAGCACAGACGTTGACCGTCGTTGCGCCCTTGCCATCATCGGGCACGAAGCTCGAAGCGGTCACGGTTAGACAGTCTTAGACGGCGGGCCGCAAGGTGCGTTGTCTTGGTGGGGAGCTGCAAGTAACGGGTGGCTCCCGCTTGCAGTTCTCTATTCGGTGGTTGTGTATGGCACTAACAGACAATAGCGAAAAGGTTCGGCAGGACATCCAGCGACGGCTGGCAGCGGGCCTGAACCGTGGCAATGAGTTTCTAATCAACGAAGCTCGCGGCGAAGCGCCCGTCAAGTCTGGCGACCTACGCGACGGGACGGAGATTATCAACGAGGCAGACGGCAGCAACCTGACCGCAGTGGGAGCGTCGAGAATGCCCTACGCGGCCACCGTCAACCGGGGCGATAGTCAGCGCGACGCGCAGCCGTTCTGGACTAATTCATGGATCAGGTTAAAAGACGGTTTCGGGAGATTCTTTACTAATGGCTGACTTGTTCACCATTATCAGCAATCGCATGGCAGCGGACACCGCAGCCGGTGGTTTGAATGAGCCAGTGGAAGGCGCAACGGGTGGCTTTCATCGCGGCAAAGCGCCGGAAGGTTCAGGCTACCCGCGCATCCACGTCAAGCTCCTGACGGGCCTGCCACGTCACACCATGACGGCAGAGTTTGCCCGTGCGCGTTACGTGCAGTTCACTACCTTTGCGAAAGATCCGCAGGGCCATCCCGGTGAATCAACGGAGACAGGCGGGGCAAAGGCAGCGCGGTTAAGCAATCGCGTGCAATCACTCTTTTTCGACGCGGACGTAGCAGAGAACGATCCGAGTTTTATTGGCAGTCGCTTAGACCGCGAACTGCAATCCACCACAGAGGAAGATTCAGCCAACGGACAGACGATCTACTCCGAGGGCTGCGTACTGGTTATGTGGACAGCGTGAGGTAAAGACAATGGCAGAAACGAACACAGTCTATCAGGCAGTTGTCGGACTCGACTTCGACAGCCTAAAGCCACCTGTGCGGGTAGAGTCTGGCGGGGCAGTGCCAAAGAAGGCGAGCGCGTCTGACATCAAGTGGCTACTTGAACAGGGACTGATTAAGGAAATCACGATCAACGAAGAAAGCGAAGGTGCTGCATGAATGGCGCAACCGTAAACAAAGCTCGCGTGATGGCCGACCAGTTCGACATATCGCAGTTCATTACCAACATGACGCCGCAGCGGATGCGTGACTTTGTGGAGTGCGCGGATCTAACCAGCACCAGTCACGAATACACGCCAGCCCTGCGCGGCGGTTCGTTCCTGCTCGAAGGGTTGTACCGCACGAACGCGATTGTCGGCGCATCGTTGCAGAGTATCTTCGCGGACTTGCCATCGTCGCAGATCATCGTCACCGGCTACCCGGACACGCGAGTAATTGGACAGCCTGCCATGCTCATGTATGCCGATGCGGTGAAACACAACCTTGATGCGCCGGTCGGCAATCTGGTCAAGGCGACGATTGAACTAACGTCGCAGAAGTGGGCCGTAGAGGAAGGCGTGTCACTGCACGACCTGACCGCAGAGACAGGCACCGGCAACAGTACCAGCACAGACCACGGAGCAGCCACTACAAACGGCGGCGTCGGCGTGCTGCACGTTCCGGCCATCGCGGGCGCTGCGCCGTCAGTGGTGATCAAGATTCAGCATTCAACGAATAACTCAACCTGGGCCGACCTGATTACCTTCGTGGCATCAGTCGCAGCGTCGGCGCAGCGTATCGAGGTTGCGGCAGGAACCACAGTCAACCGCTGGCTGCGCGAGGTTCACACATTCGGCGGCACTACAACGTCGATCACTCATAACGTGGCTTTTGCCCGTAGATAGGAGACAACGATTATGCAAGGTGGAGTAGTCGGCAAAGGAAAATTCTTCCTTGACAACGCTTCAAATGTGCTCACCGACTTGTCGGAGTGGGCAACCAACGTGCCCGCACCAAAACAGCGGGACATGCTCAACAGCGACACACTGGACGGTTCGGCGTCACACAGCACGACACCGGGACTCAGGGACGGTCAGGAGTTCACTGTGGAGTTTCTTTTCCACGGCACGCCGCTGGCCCACTTGAAAGCGGTTGACGCGCTGGACAACACCACGCTGACGTATGAAAGCGCACCGGAGGGCAACGCATCCGGCAAGCCGAAACTGTCAGGCGAGTGTTACCTGAAAACTTTCAACGTCAACGCGCCAGTAGGCAACATCACCACCATGACCGCGACGTTCATTCAGACCGGCGCACAAGCATGGGGCGCGTACTAATCGCACTGAGGGAGCCACAACTATATGACTGACCAGATAGCACAGACAAACGGCAACACGGCCATTGCGCCCACGTTCGACATCGACGCCATTACTGAAATGATCGTGCCTTTCGAGTTCGAGTTCGAGGGCAGCAAGTTGATCGGTAAGTGGTACAAGTACAAGACAGTGACGCCGGAGTGGGCTGCGGATCGCGCCAGACGTTTCAACGAACGCATGGAACGGTTCGCGGAAGTTTACAAACAGATCAAGTCAACCAAAGACACCGCGCTGTTAGTCAAACTCAACAAGGAAAAGCAGGAACTGGAAGATGAAGCGGCACGGGCACAGTATGACTGGATTGCAGACGCAATCACGGAATGGAACGCGGTCAGCAAAGGCGGGCCAGTACCAGTCGAATCTATCCGGCTGAAATCGTTTCCGATTCCGTTCATGGTTGCGCTGGCCCAACACTTAGAAAAGGATCGTGCAGGTGAAAACCCTACGTCGTCGGACTCGTAGAATGGAAGCTGAGTAAAGGCGAGTCCGGTTCCTGTCCTGATTTTTACCCGGCGATCTACGACATCAGAGCACTGGCCCACTGGGGCAACGGTTCGGTATTCGAGATCATGCAGCAACTGCGTACCGGGCAAATGACAGGCAAGGACTTTCAAACGCTTCTAATCTGCGCTCAGGCAGATGAAGCAGTCGAGCGGCAGCGGGCACTCGAACGGCAGCGCGCAGGTAAATAACATGGAAACCTTCGAGCTATATAGTCTCACTTCAAAGCTGTCAATGGACACGGGGCAGTTTGACCGTGCCTATACCGAGTCACGCAGCAAGATGAAAACGCTTGCCGGTGAAGTGAACAAGCTCGAATCAGCGGCGAAGTCAGGCGCAGGCGGCACTAATTCATTCGGCAGTTCACTGTCCGGCTTGATGCCGTCGCTGCAAGGGCTGGGTGGGCCAGCCGGTGCGCTCGCTATCGTTACCGTGGGACTTGGCATCTACGCAAAGATAATCGAGTCCACCGCAACGGGCGTATGGGATCTGACTAATCGGTTTTCCGACATGGGAAGCCAGCTACAGGATATGTCGGATCAGGTCAATTTCTCAGTGGAAACACTCGGCACGTTTCAAGGTGTCGGTAAAGCGGTCGGCGTCGAGGTTGAACAACTCTCAACCGGCCTAGTCACCTTCCAGAAGAATCTCGCGGGCGGCAATGACGCGCTAAAGGCGCTCGGCGTTACCAGCAAGGACAACGAGACGGCGCTGCGGCAGACATTCAAAGCCCTGTCCGAAGTCAACGACAAAACCCTACAGACCGCGCTGGCAGCGGACATCTTTGGTAAGTCTGGCAAGGTCATGCTGGCTATCGTGAAAGAGACGGGCGGCAATTTTGACGAAGCACAGGAGAAGCTGCGCAAGTGGAACTACCTAATGTCGGACGATGCCGTGGCCGTCGCTGATGAGTTTGGCGACAAGCTGGCACAGCTCGGTATGAGGTTTCAAGGTATCGGCAACACGATTGCGATGGAAACGGCACCTGCTTTCATCGCGGCGTTCGATCAAATCTCGGCAGCACTGGACGCCAGCGAGGTTGACTGGCGCTGGTGGGGTGAAAAGCTCGGCAACATTATCGTCAACTCAACCGCGCTGGTGTCTGGCTTCGCTAACGCCGTCTCGAAGATGGGCGCAACCAGCAACCCGGTCAATTTCCTAATTGATTGGGAAGCAGGTTTTGAAGAAGCACGCCAGAAGATGAACCAGAAGCGGGAGGAATTACTACAAGGATCGGGCGGCATGATGGGCGGGCGCATACCTGGGCCGACAATCGACTGGAAACCGGGCGGCGGTGACGGTAAAGCGAAGCGAGCAGCGGCAGAGAAAGAAGATCCGATCATCCGGCTGATGGAGCAGTACCAGCGGCAACTGCAACAACTCACGCCGATGACCACGGAGCAGCAAATCCGCGAGGAATTACTAAACAAGGAATACGCTAATTCCAGCGCGCAGATGAAAGCAATGCTGATAGTGCTCGGCATGACTATCGACGTTAAGAAAAAGGAAGTTGACGCAACCCGCGAAGCGGCAGAGGAACAGAAGCGAGGCGAAGCGGCGTACAAGGCTTTTGCTGAACAGCAGTTTGAAACCCTGCGACAGATCAACCACGGGCAAATGACGGCCTACGATCAGGCGCGGGTGGCAATGCTGGAATTTATGCACGTCACTACGCCGTTGCAGCAATGGTGGGTGTTGTTCAATGGTCTATTGATCGACGCCGCAGGCACCGCTGAACGGCTGGCGAAGGCGCTGGACGACATCGGCAGTATCGGGCCGGGGGAAATCAAATTCCCTGAACCGACTGGCGAGCAACCGTCGCCGGACATGCCGCCACCGCCAAAGATGGAAGAAAGCCTGATGCTGAAATGGCGCAGGCTGGTGGACGACTTCGCCTATGACATTACCAACACGATTGACCGGGCCATCCAGCGCGGTTTCGAGGACGGTATCGGCGCAGGCATTAAAGAGTTCGGTTTAGGCATTCTCGAAATGGCGCGGCACGAAGCACTGAACGAACTGGCAAAGGCAATGCGCAAGGCGCTCGGTGGCGGTGAAGGCGAAGGCGAGGAAAGCGGCGGCGGGTGGTTATCAAAGCTAATCAGCACGGGCGTCAGTCTGGTTGCGGGACTGTTTGGCGGCGGTTCGTCAGGTGGTCTAGGTTCATCGGCAGCGGGAGCTATCGGCGGTAACGCGAGCGGCGGTTTTATGTTTCCTAATGAATGGTCATGGGTGGGCGAACGCGGGCCAGAACTGGTCAAGGCCGGGCCGCGTGGCGCGTCGGTGATGTCTAACAATGAATCAATGGGAATGGTCGGCGGCATGGCGGGCATGACGCTGGTGCAGAATATCAACGTGCCTTCGATGTATGCGGCGGGCAATCGGCAGACACAGACGCAGGCGCTGCGCGGTCTGACTCAGGTGGCCCAACGGGGCGGCTATTCGATACGAGGTTAAGCTATGGCGTTTCACAACAACCCTTTCCCGTTCACGCTGGCTGCGCTTGGCGCTGCGCCGGGGTGGGCCGTGGACGTTATAGAACTAGGTGGCGGCAGTGAGCAGCGAATCGGCCTGCAAGGTGACGCACGCAGGCGCTACAACGCAGGCACGGCCATCAGCAAGGTGTCGGACTTTGACGACATCGTTCACCATTTCAACGGTCGCCGGTCAATGCTGCATTCCTTCCCGCTGCACGATCACACACTGAACAAGGTCACACTGGAACCGTTCGGCACGGGTGGCGGCATCGGCTCGACTAATCAGTTGATCATCAACGAGGGCGACAGCGGCAACGCTTACAACATGGAAGTGTACCTGCCAAAACCGGGCACGGTGCATATCTTCGCAGGCGTTACCGAGAAGGTAGAAAACACTGACTGGACGCTGGCTTACACCGGCGCTACAGGCGGGCTGGTAACGTGGTTGACATCGGTGAGCGGGCAGGCGCTTTCATGGACTGGTGAATTGTATATCCCGGTTCGCTATGACATCGAGCAGTTACCGGAGGCAGACGTGTTCGCGTATCTCGGTGGCACGCAGTACCTGCGACGGCCTGCAAACATTCCCTTGATCGAAGTTCGCTATCCGGCAGAGTGGGCATGAGCACAAATTTAAGAGTACCAGTTAATTATCAGTCACCGCACACGGCAGCGTCGTTGCTGAACTACTTCGCGTCAACGTCGTTCAATGTCTGCTTAGGTGCCTACACCGTGTCGAGTATCGGCGGCATAGTCTCCGCTGTTACGAGCTGGTCTAGTGACATCGTGAGCGTGCCGGGTTATCCCGGCGTCACATTCAACAGCGTGGGCGGCGTCACGCCTTCACAGTTCGAGCAACCGTCAGGACTTGACCCGGTAAACATGGAGCAGGACGTGTTCCTGATGCCGTTAGGACTGGATGAAGATGACGTGCTGGCTGGCAAGTGGGATGGCGCGGAAGCGACCGTGTTCCAGATGAATCCTGACACGCCGAACATGGGCCAGATAATTCTGGTGCAGGGCAATCTGGCGAAGTTCGAGCAACAGGGCAGGATTATCCGCTGCGAGATTCGCGGGCTAAACGACAAGCTCAGTCAGATGATCGGCAGGGTGACAAAGTTTCTCTGCGATGCGGACGTGTACGACGCACGCTGCAAGCTCGACGCAACAGCACGGGGCGAGATTCACACCGGCACACTAACCAGCGCCACCAGTCAGAGCGTGTTCAGGGACACGGCACGCACTGAGGGTGTCGAGTATTTCAATAATGCGCGTGGCGCGTTCACTACCGGCAATAACGCAGGCTTTGAATTTCACGTCAACACCTGGAATCCGGCTACGAAAGAGTGGTTGCTGAATTTTCCGATGCCGTACCTGCCCGTGGCCGGTGATGCGTACACCATCAAGCGCGGCTGTCTAAAGCGACCGGGCGACTGCACGGCACGCGGCAACATAATCAACTATCGCGGCTACCCGCACATGCGGACGCTGGAACTGGTCAACAAGTTACCTGTGCAATGAGATTCGACAGAGACAAATTCGTAACTGACGCGCTTTCACTGGTGGGCCGTTCCGTGCCGTGGGAACATCAAGGCCGCAATCCAGACGTAGGCATTGACTGCATCGGATTGCCACGGTGGGCCTATCAACTACAGCGGCCACTACCTGACGAACTAGAAGCGGAGTTTGCGGCCTATCATCGCAAGCCTGACGGCGAACGAATGCTGACGATTATGCGACGCTGGTTTGAGGAAGTGCCCGCGCACGACCAACAACGTCTGCCGCTTATCGTCGGACACATGCCGGGCGATCTGGTGGTGATGTACTTCAAGCGCAACCCGTGTCACATGGGCGTGCTGGTGAGTGCGACGGAAGTTGTCGAGGCTTTCAAACAAGGTGACTTTGCATCGGTGAGAAAAGGTGAACCACGGCTGGCAATCGCGGCGGTGTTTCGCATACCGGAGTTTAACTAATGGCTGAAATCGCGGTAGCACTGGCAGTTAGCGCAATCGCCACGGCAGCGTCCACGGGCTTGCAGTACGCGCTGACGAAGAAAGTCAAACCGACACCAGTTGACCGGGGCCGGGTGGACGATCATCGGTTCAGTGTGCCGGGTTTCGGTGCGTCGCTGATGCGCGGCTACGGCACCTATCGCGTTGCGCCGGTCTGGTTTTGGGATACCGATCCGGTGCATCACACGACCACGACGCCGGGCAGTTCAGGCGGCAAAGGCATCGGCGGCGGCGGCACACCACCGACACCGGAAGTTACCGATCACTTCTACACAAAGTCGCTCGCGGGCGCTATCGGTGACAAGATCATTTATGGCGGCGTCTCCCGTATCTGGTTTAACGCGGAACTGGTCTATAACGCGAACGCCACGAACAACCTTGCTGACACGTCGAGCACGCGCTACGAGGCAGAGCACGGCGTACTGGCAGGCGGTGCGAACGTCGCCACCGGCGCACAGTATTCAAATGGTCGCAAGGTGCAGGCGATAGGCTCAGGCGGCACGGTGACGATTCACGTTGACGTGGCCGCGAGTAGTAACTATGAAATCGCGGTGGCCTATACCGCAGCCAGCACAAAGACATTCAAAATCTCGGTCAATGGCGGCGGCACGGTGGATCTGGAATGTCAGGCCACGGGTGGCGCTGGTCTGGTGGGCGTCGAGGTTATCACGCTCGCGTTGACATCGGGCGCGAATACGCTCGCGTTCAGCAATTCAGGCGCGTCAGCGCCAGACCTGGACTCTATCAGCGTTGCACCGGCGCTAACCTTCACCGGGCCGGGTACTACCGACCCGCGAGGCTTTACCGGAATAATCACGCCGGGCCGTCTGGCACCACGCGATCCTGACACGTTCTGGCCGGTCGCGGATGAACTGCCCGTATTCAGCACCACAGGCACAGAGGAAGGCGCAGCCGGTGACGGCGTTTACTCTGCCACGCTTTCACAGTGGGGCAACGTAGCGATCCGTATCTACAACGGCAGCGAAGTACAGTTGCAAGATCCTGCCATCGTCGCGGACAAGGGCATCGACAACACGCCTGCCTATCGCGGCACGCCGTACATCGTGCTCGACACGCTGCAAATCACCGCAGCACGGCCACTGCCAAACGTCACGGTGGAAGTGCAGCAGGGCATCCGTGAGGTTGCGCCGATTGTGACCGACTTGTACGAGGAAGTGGGAGTGCCTGCCAGCCGACTTGACCTGACACAGATCGGCGGCTTTGTAATCGGAGACTCGGAAGGTTTCAATCCTGGCACCTATGGCGCAATTCCGTGGACTGGTGGATCGAATATCACCAGCGCGGCGGGTGGTGTGATTCATAAGACCAGCGGCACGACTAATGCGTGGAACAGCTATGCACACGCAGGCACGTCAATCAGCGCGGGCACGGACGCCAGTATCCGGTTCAACGTGGACGCGGGCACATTTATGATCGGTTTCTCAACCGTCACCACGCCGGGCGGGAGTCTGCCCAACCCTTACGCGCAGGTATTGTTCGGCGTGCTCTGCAACGTCAACAGCAAGCCGTCGCAGGCGTCGCTGAACGCCATCCAGATGTCGCTCGGTGGGAGCAGTAACACAAACGACGTGGGCCGGTGGGCCAGACTTGACCAGATACAGGTTGAGATTAGAAACGGCAGGTTTAACGCCTACCAGAACGGGCTGATGCTTGGCGGCTTTGCTATCCCGGTTGCGGCGTTTCCGCTGCATATTGTTTTCGCGGGCTACGGACTCG